ATCATAACCTGCTCTCCAGGATATGGGTATCTAATAAACGATCTATCTAATGGGTAAGCGACACTAGTAAGCTTGCTTTCTGGAATATTGATATCATAATTCAAATCTCGAAATCGAATCTTTCCAATATCCCTTATTGTTTCAAATAGTGGTGAATTTGTATCTGTACATACTTCGAGTACATGCGCAGGAAATACTAACGGTGGTTGCTGTTGACTACCACCCCCTCCAGTCGATCGGGGTCCGTAATTATCACCTAAGCCTTTAAATAATGTACTCATTTGCTATTGTCTAATATTGCATTTGCCTCTTCAAGTAGTTGCTTTCTTTCCGCTTCAGATAAACCTAATTCCCCTTCGGTAGGAGTTTTTGAACTCACAATTAATAATCGTTGAACAATTCCAGTTAATCTTACGAGATTATCATCATTCTTTACGGAAACTTCTAGATACTCTTTAATCAATGGTACCATAAGAGAAGCATCCGTCATATTTCTTATTAACGGTTTAAGCTGATCAATTAAACCATTAATCTGATTTTCCTTTTTTTTAGTGTTTGCGTATACATCGCGTAGTAAATCACTAAACGATTTGTCATCAAAGAGTAATGAATCTTTATCCATATAACAGGTTTTCTAATAAATATACAGGTAAAAAAAACAACCCCCACACAAGGTGGGGGCTAACTTACTTGACAATCTTTATAAGTCTTGTAATATTTGATGCCTTGTGTAAGATTTTCAATGTGTAGTGTCCTGGTAAAATATCATGTGTATCCAAATGCACTACATTATAACAACCTGGACATGGTACAGTTTTATAATATACTTCTTGTCCAATATCGTTTATAATAAAAATATCCAAATCCTCCGGTACCTCCTCATAGTAAACATAAGTAATAATGTCACCAAAGGGATTGGGGTATACTCTAAAATCATTTGAAAGAGGTTCAACATCTATTGCAATGATATTAGAAAAATCATACGTAAAATCTAAATCAACCATTTTTAGTCTATAATAGTTAGTACCAATATATGGTGTCTCGTCAACGTACATATATGGATTATTTTGATCAGCGATAATAGAACCTATATAGTTAAAGTCAATACCATTCTTACTTCGTTCAACATCAAAATGAGAGCTGTTATGCTCACTATCTGTTACCCAATATAACGTATTAGTGTTTCCTTCATTCTCTCCAGTAAACGATCTTAGTTGAATTGGTAATATACATCCATCAATTGTAATATCAACTTGCGATCTTAAACTCACACAGCCTAAAGCTTCTGATTGAGCAAAGAATGAAGCATTGGTAAGTAATGGACTTGTTGTATAACTTGTCCCAGTACCTAATAAGTTACCTCCTGATAGTGCATCATACCACTGTATAGTGCCGATATTAGAACCAGCTAAAAGAACTGCAAACTCACCATAACATAAAGTAGTATCTGCTGAGAGATTGGGTATGTTAGGTATAGGTTTTACAGTTATAGTGGTTGATTGTGTAGAGCTACATGTGTTTGTAGTACCAACACCACTTACCATACCAACATTAGTCCCAGTTACGGTGTATGAGGTTGTAGCAGTTGGTACAAAGGAAACTCCATTAGAAACTCCATTATTCCAGCTATATGTTTGAGCACCAGTAGCAGTTAGGGTTGTTGACTCACCACTACATACACTAGTAGTACCGCCAATAGTTACTGAAGGAGTTGGAATTGTCTCAATCAATTCAACATTATCTATCCAAAACTCCTCACCTGCAGAATTACACCTCATATATAAATCAATAGCTACACTAGTTGTACCAGGCTGTAAGGTCAATTCTACAGTTGAAAACCCATCGGTTCTTGCACCACCTACTGTTATTTGATAGTTCGTATTTGTTCCGTTAGCTGTTTTTGCTGCAATACCAGTTGCATTATATGTCCAGGTTTGGTTATTGAAGCCAAAGATAGTCATCTCAGTAACATAGGCACCCCCATTCCGACTAAGCTGAACTTGTATATAATCGGCAGCGTCAACACCTCTGGTTGTTGCAGTAGGAGCTGTGATTGTGTAGGAAGCTAGACGAAATTTTACTTTATAGGTGTAGTTTGGATTAAGACCAGTGATAGTCGGCATAGTATACCAGTCTTGCTCAATCCCAGAAGTACCGGTACCACTACCGTAATGGACTGCACTAACAGATGGACTTACTGAAAAGTTTGTATAAAAATTAGAAAAGTTATACAACCACCAATCTCCAAACCAAGTATAGGTTTCCATATTATCGTAGTAAGTGGTTGATGTACAAGACTGAGCGTAGGAGGTTGTTGTAAGGATGAATACCGCAATGGATAATAAAACTTGTTTCATAGATTATTTTTTATATTGTGGAAGGGATTCTAGTTCGTTAATAAGCTCAACCAATTGTTTTATACGCGCTCCAGCAATCCAAGAGTCTCTATTATCGTAATAACCAAGCTCACGTAATACAGCTGGATCAGTATTTTTAGGATCAAACGAAAAAGCGTTGAGGTTTGGACCACCACCAACGCTTTCCCAACATTTTATCTCCTCTTGTAAAAATTGTTGCAACTTTTCTTTAGAGAATAAAACTAACATTAATATTTTTTATTAGGTGGTATACAATTGTACTTGAGATAATCCATAAACATTGCACGATATTTATCCTTCATGGTCTTAACCATCTTGGTGATTTGCTGAGTATTTGCATCAGTCATTTCACGTATATAAATATACAATGCTTTTTTATTAAAAAGTTCAATCTTTTCTCGCTTTCTAAAGAGTTCAATAATTGCACCTGCCAACTCACGATCTCCTTTTTTGGTAAAAGTGTTTTCGAGATTGTCATCCCAATAGATAACATATCGATCAATAAAATCTGTAAGGTTAATAACCTCTTCCTCAACACTATCAGGACATTCTAAACTAACCTCATCCATAACATCAACTCTATCGTGAGAGGTTAGTTTTTTGTAGTTGTTTTTGTTTTTTAATATGCAGTAGTTTTTTGCTACAATACTAAAGTAACTAAATGCTTTACCATTATCCTGTTTAAATTTAGGCAGTTTTTCAACGAGAAAACTTACAACCTCGTGTTGCACTTGTTTAAACGATTGTCCGTCTGTGTAGTAAAATTTGAATGTGTGAATAATGTTCTCAACTAACTTTTCAAAAGCTGGGCGAATTTCATGTTGATAAATCAAACTACGTTCTGTTTCACTATCTGTAGCATTGTACTTTACAATACTCAAATCTACTTCGGGACCGAAGTACATTCTTTTAGTTTTCGGTTTTCTTGTTTTCTTCGGTTTCTGTGTTGACATATCTTGTAATAAACTCATAAAGATCTTCAATTGAATTATCTAACTCCTTAAAAATGGAACCTACCTCATCATCAGCCTGAAATGCTCCTAAACGATCGATCTCTTTCATTTGATCTCTAGTAGATTGAAATCGGAAAAATAAAGCTGATACAAAGCGAACATAAGCTTCGCAATAATCTTCTGCACGTTCTGCTCTTCTAAAGTTAATATACAACAAATAGCTGAGGAAAGCTATTATCAGTACTAATATTATAACTACTACAATCATTTGAATAAATTATTAAACACGTTAATTAAATCATCTTTCTCTGTCTGACTAAGATCTGCTGGAATGGTTGGTTTTGTACGCTTTTCAACTGGCTTAGGTTTTTCTGTACTGCCATTGTTACGATCCCACATCTCGAACTCTATACGAGATGCCATATGATCGGCATGGTGAAGTATGATGGGTAGATTTGTTCGTAATTTAGATTCTTTTGTGGATGATATAAAATAAGGTCGGTTACTTTCATCATACAAGCCATCGTGAGTCTTAATTGCTACATACTCATTGAATGAAACTTGAATACCTCTTTGCTGCAATAAAAACAAGCTTCTATCAGGTACTGGCATAAAAGGGTTACTTGCATTGTATTTGTACAACTTACCGAGATTTTTTCTATGCCATTCTGAATCATTAGGTATATATTGTTCAGCTTCTTCTGTACCTATTTTACCTAAGTCGTGATTCATAGCTGCAAATACTAACTCTTCATCAGTATAGTTAATATAAGCACCCATATTAGCCCATAAAGCTTTGAGTTGAAGAGCACACTCAATAACACGATTGATATGGTCAACATATCCACCTGGAAAAGCGTTATGATGATGATCCACACTAGAGGCTGGCATAAGCATTATACGCTCAGCATGATCTACATAGAGTTGTTTGAGTTGATCTTTTCTTATACCTGTAATGTGCTTGTCTAT